ATGCCTGCCAATAAAAAGGATGATTCTCTTAATCACCAGATTTATCACGATCCTAAGCCCAAAGATTTTTTAATCCCCGGCGAACTCTTAAAAATTAAGCTGAACTTCAATTCTTTCACAGTTCACTTTCAAATCCCTGGCACAGAAAGATGGGAGCATCAATTAAGAGTCTTAAAAAGAACGTATCCCATTCAATCTTTATCGGCATTCTTTGCGTATAACGGGAAAATAGAACCTAAACACTTCGCCCATCGCCCCTCATGGTTTTGGGAGGAATTTAAATATTAAGATTTTTTATTAGGCCACATTTTTTCCCTAATTCTATTCTCAAATTCTGGACAACACGCCTCAATTTTCATTTTTACATCAATATCTGGATCTGGCACATAACTTATAAGGGTATTACTGCTGCATTTGCCACATCGCATTCCTTTTAATTTCAATTTTGAATGCTCCAGACGGTTCTTCGCGATCTCATTTAAATGTTTTGACCCCGTTTTAACCTCATACTTTATAGCCATTTAGCCTCCTATTAAAATTTTAACATAAAATAATTACACTTTTAATTGTATAATACATTTTCAGTTGTATATTTGCTTCAACGATTAACGCAAGCAAAACCACAACCAAATATAAGGAAGTGATTTGGTTTGAACAATAGAAGATTTGTATGATAACTCCAGAACAACAAAAAGGGCTTCTTGCACATATTGGGGCAAGGCACATTTCTAAGGTGGCAGAATACTTCTACCAGCACATGATTTTTAATAGAAACGGTCATGCCTACCATCACAATTCTATTTCAGAAGTATTTAACGGGAGAAAGGAAAACCCAAAAATAGAAGCTGGTATCTGGGCTTTTGCAGAAGATCTAAAAAAGCAAAAAGAAAAAGAGGCTAAAAGAAAAGCTGCCATTTTAGGAATTGATAATCCGGTAGAAAATGAATAGTAAAAATACCAGAGACCAAGAGCTTATAAAGCTATTAGTTCTAGATAAATTCTATACAGTTTTAACCAGAATCTTAATGCTTTTTGCAATTACAGTAGTATTTACTGCTATCTGTATAGTAGTAGCAATATCAAACCCAAACTCTTATAAAAAAGCAAAGCCTGAAGCAGCAACTTCAGACTTTATTCATAATTACTAACGCAAATTAATAGATCATGAACAACAAAAGTACAACATCGCTACAACACTCGCAACACTTAATTGCAGGTTTATTACCAGGAGACAGCAACATTGAATTCTTTGGATGCTGGGACACCTTAGAGGTTAAATTCACGCAAAACGGAAGCACTCATAATTTTAATGAGCTCTCTCCAGAAGACACTCGCACCTTAATGAATGCCTACAACAGCAATTTAGATGCTAGAACCGTGCTTTCTACTTATAAGGAAGATGGAAAAATAGTCTCTAGAGCTAGGCAATTAGAACTCTATACATATTTCATGTATGGCGGCACCGATAATCATGCAGATATGATTGATGGAGTTCTGCAGGAACCAGAAAACTACAGACATACCCGAAACTGCATTTCCCTAAAATTTAAAACCATTAAGCTCAACGGAAATCCATTAAAGAACCGGGAGATTTTCATGTTGGACGAGATGCTGGAAGATCATAAAAATTTAGTGATCGCAATGAAGATGAAAATAGCTGAAAGCACCTATAACCAACATGACGCAGAGTTAAAACAAAAAGCCGGAGTACATTCTAAACATGGCCTGTTAGTAAGAGCTTGGCAAGAAGGTGTAGGCCAATATTTTAATAGAGTGTAAAATGATTTTTAGAAAAGACATCACTTTTTACAAGCAGAAAATATCTCGAATTGAAGCCAATTTGGAGATGTTGAAGCATTCTAACCTTTGTTTTAAAGAGAAGGCAGATCTGCGCAAGATCTACTCATTACAACTTAGTTATTATAGAGAAAAGTTGAAGTCATTTCCCATAACTAAATAAGATTTGAATTAATGAGTACCATGACTGCTGATATTATTAAACCTGTTTTCAACGCCCTACCGTTGGAACAGCAGCAGGCATTTAAAGAATGGATCTTGGCTAATGAGGAGTTGAAATCTGTTCCTAAAAAAGAGAAAAAAAGTCTCCTGGATAAAGTAGCAGATCAATTAGGAGAAGAATGGAGACTTGAGAACACAGAAATGATGATATCTAATTTTATGAACAGCTAATAAAATATGGGACCAACAAATAAAATTGCCCTGGCTATTAATGAGACGCTCCAACAGCGCGAATATGACAATTTAGCCACGAAGGAGCTCCCCCGTTCGCAGCGCAGGCAGTATGAAAGAGATCTTAGAAAACAAACCAAAAAGGCAGTTGGATTACTTACCAGGATTTCAAAAGCAGAACGCAACGGGAACCAGGAAGAACTGGAAAAATTGAAAGAGGAATACAGGATTTGGAAAGCAGATCTGCCTAATTAGAATTAAATGAAAGTTAGCTCAACAGGTTAGAGCGCGAGAGCTAAGTAATATTAGTTCCCGAGGTTCCGGGTTCGACTCCCGGACTTTCCACAAGAATTAAAACCGGCCGGCCTTTTAGGATGGTTAAAGTTAAGGTTAGGATAGGTTACATCCGGCCGGTTTTTATTAAAAGTATAATACCCAACAAATTTTGGGGTGGCCCTACCTACCCCATTTTTAAAAATTAAAATCATGATACATTTTTTCGTAAAAGACAACTCAGACACTCGATTCCATGATATGGAACTCGTTGCTTGGTGGGAAGATGAGAACGTTTTATACACCGATAATAGTCAATTCGGTTCCAGCTTCAAAAGAATAGAATTTCTTAGGCTATTTTCTCATAAAGAGTTAAACAATTCAGTTGCATTTAAAGCTGATTTCGGAAAAAATACGGCAGTAGGTCATAACGCAAGAACTGTAAAAGAATTTATAAAATCTGAAAAAGACAATGCTAGTTGGACTGGACCAGGATCTAAATATGTAACTGAAAAGGAATATCTCGAATTACGAAAGAAGCTTATAGAAATATACCAGTCGAATATGTTCCTGGATTTAGAAATATTAAAACCAACCATAGCTCAGCCTGTTCAAGAACTTGAAACAGGAACAAAAGTTTTTTTTAATAATAACAAGACCAAAAGCGAGGCTTAGCCTCCAAACCAAGTGCCGCAGGGATGGAGAACCCTACCCCTGCCCGCATTTGATTATAAAATATAACGTATGCAATCAACAGAATCCTCCCAGCAATTATCTATAGGTTCACTTATGCGCCAGAATTTGAGCATCCTCCCTCAAGGATCTTCAAAAGGCCCTACCAAAAAGGCGTATAAGTATCCCTATATGGATAGTGAGGCCATTAATACCACCATCCAGAACGCTAAGAAATTTGCAGAGGCGTACAATAAAGCCCAGGATGAAAAAAGCTCCGGTATTCAGAAAATCAATAGAGAGCTTCGCCTAGCATTAAAATCAGATCCGCATACTACAGAGCAAAAAGTATTATTCCAGGAATATAAGCAGCAAGAAAAGATCTCTGGTTTAGAACCGATGGCATATAACCAAAAAGTTCTGGAGTTTAATAGAGCGCACGGAACTCATTATTTTATGAGAACCTATAAAAAGCTAAAGAGCGAGATTGCTGTAACCTTTGCGCACCTGGTATTCTTTTATGCAGCCCAAATAAGATCTAACAACGCCCGAAAATTAAATGCCGGAGTAACTACCGCCGGAACTTTACCAAGATTGCTCACCAATAGCGAAAACATAAAGCGATATAAGGTCGAGGGAGTGCCTCAGTGCCCTTTTCAGAACGATGCTATACTTAACCATGTTCACAACTTAGTAGAAGCCGGAATTCTTATTAAATACAAATCTCACGGTAGAAATATGGGCTTTTCTGTAGAGTTTAACCCCGAAATTTTGGAGGTAAAAGACCAGAATTTCACAAAACTTCAAAACGCTAACAGTCAGTTAGTTGTGAAATTTAAAACGGGAAAACCCACCTATAGTGATTGTATTACAAGAACAGGTGAAGATGATAATGAAAATAAAGGGGATGCCGTTGGCAATCCCCAGATAAGGAACGTCACGCAAAAAAGCGTGACTACATCAGCTACAGGAAACAATTACAGGGTCACCAAAAGCGAGGAAAACCCGGAACCAAAAGCAAGCGCCAAACCTGAAAATTTAATTAAAAATTCTCCAGAAGTGGAGAAAAAACAAGAACAGGTTTCGCCGGGCCGCGAAAATTTGGCTAGTGATCATCTGGAAGCAAAAATTCAAGACAAATGGGAACTTTGCAAGGAACTTTCTCTAGATATGCATGTGAATCACATCCCTATTGACGGGAAAATGCTGTACAACGAAGCTAGAAATGGCACCATGAGCCAGCAAACATTCCGAACGTTAATATTTCAAGAATTCATGAAGTACATCTCCAGGCTTAAAAAAGGAAATCAGAGTGCTGCAGGTGCATTTTACCGAGCCTTTGATGAGCTTGAAGATATAAAATTGAAAAATTATCGCGGGTATTATTTCACTAAAGAAACCATGCTGGAGCAATACGAGATCTGGCTTAAATGTGTGGATTATGCCGAAAAAAATTGGGGAATAAAACGAAATTGGAGATTCTTATTCATCAACGATTATCTTGATCATAATCGCCGTGACGGAAAGGAAATGGGGTTCTGGTATGTGGTAGAACATCTTTATCAAAAACATGAAAAGCAAAAAGCAAAACGAAAAGCCATAACTGCTAAAAATAAAGCGAAACACGATGTTCGCAAGAAAAAAATAAAGCTAGACCGGGTTCAGAAATATGGTTACAGATCTATTAAACCGGGAACCAATGCCAAAGCACTTTCTGACTATGAAAAAGCAAGAAAAGCCGTGAGGAAATATCTTTTTGCAGAAGATAAATCTGCGGCATTTACAGAACTACACCGCTATTGCAGGTACAATTTAAACCAAACTATTGTTGATGGATTGCAAAATCTGATAGAGTCAGAAAGTGCTAACTTAAGGAAATATAAAGCATAAAAAATAAACTTATGAAAAATAAAAGTATAGAATCATTGGGACTTTATGAAGCATTAGAAGCCTGTAAAAAAGGACTTCCTAAAGCATTTGAAAACATAGCTCCCATTGAATGGAAAATTAACAGAGAAGAATCTGACATGGTTAAATTCATCAGTATTTCAAGTGAAAAAAGTAGTTGCAGTTTCAAAGTTGCAATTGAATATGGTTTTACACCAATGTTTGAAGCTTATGATTTACTCTTAGACGAACCAATAAGATATTTTGATAATGGAGTGGCTACCGATTTTCTAAGAGATTTAGGATACGAAATTTAATAATAACTAACGCAAATTATGAATAGAAATGAATGCTCACACGGAAATACCAATAACTGCAAGGAATGCAGCCTGGTTAAAATGGTGGCGTACTTACAAACCGATGATAAGATTGTATGGTATTCCTATTTTAAAGAAGATAAAAAGTACGGAAGGCTGGAAATGATCTCTGGCCAGATGGGATCCAGACTTCAGAAAAAGCATGGCGAAGCTGTAAAGAAGATCATGTTTTTTGATAACAAGACCGCAGGTAAACCTATGATAGGTGAAAGTTAAGCGCTATGAACAATCAAAAAATTCCACTTAAAAAATTAGATTTTGCAGATCTGTATGTTCTTAATGAAGCTGCAAATTATTACCTGGGCTACTTAAGAAGTCTAGTACAGGATAAAAAAACGGCTCAGGCGTATATCCATCTTTCAATTTTATCGAGCTATGGTTTTGATATTTATAAAAAATTGTTTGCCCACCAGATTGAAAGCAGCTTAAAAATGCCAATTTTCACCGCCTTTGTAGCCTTAGACAGTTTGCAATATTATCTGGACTCCGGAACTCCAAGTTCTTTACACCAGGCAAAGTGTTCTCGTTTAATACAGGAATTAGACAGCGCACTCCCTACAACTTCAGATGGGAAAGTGTTCACCATAAATTCAGAATTATAACATGGAAAAGATCCTAGAGATTATTCGAGAGAATTCTAAAATTACCGGCAACGGATCCGGAATTTCCATGGTTGCTATTTATCTCAAAAGTGATTTAATATTCTCTCTTGTCTAGGAATATTTGAGGCAGCTTATAAAATCGGGCCAGATCTACTGCAGAAAAGGCATTAACGATTTCCTATTTTTTATAAAACAAGATTAACAACTAACGCAAAAATTAAAATTATGATCAACTTATACAACGCCAATATCGAGAACCTTTACATCCATCAGGTTGGTAACAAATGCCGCGGAGAAGGTGTATTTTTCTCTCAAGAACCTTATGAGATTAGCGATGAAATTCGCCCGCTATTAAAAGAATTTTTTCTGAAGCCTTTTCGTGAAAAAGAAGAGCAGTATTTTAAATTCTCTGAAGATATGCCTATAGCTCATTTGTTTGTTCCTTATAATACAGAGCTACACAAAGATATTGCAGAGCATCTTTACAATCAAGGAACCCATCCACACATAAAATCCGGCGAAGTTTATATCTGCCAACTTTCAAATATTATAATAGATAATGAAAAAGTTCACGGTTTTGGAATTTTTAAAAGTGAGCTGAAGTCTGACTTCCTTCAATTTGAGAAAGGTACCAGCAGACTAGAAATGAATCTTCAGCAAGGTGTAAATCTAGATAAATTAGATAAAGGAGCGTTAATTCTTACAAATCCAGAAAGCAAGACCGGGTTTAGGATTTTATATATAGACTCCAATAAATACGATTCTAAGTATTGGATGGAAAATTTCCTGAACCTGGAAGAGTTGGAAGATGATCATTATAAAACCAAAAAATACCTGAAATTTTGCGAGGCCTTTGCTAAGAATGTGGTGTTACCTGCAGAAGATAAACAGACGCAGATGGAATTTATTAATGACACCTACGCCCACTTTGCCTCCAGAGACGAATTTATAGAAGAGGAATATTTAGGAGAAGTTTTTACGGAAGCTTCCTGGATAGATCATCCGGAAAGCTTTATACAAGAATTTGAAAACTTTAAAACTTTGGAAGGCCCTAAATACAGCGTTCAGGATTTCAGCGATTTTTCTATTTCTAATGAGATGGTTAACGAGTGCATGAAAAAGGTGAAGGGAGAGATCAATCTAGACACCGGGATTAGCATTAAAGTAGTAAAGGGATCTAAAGCTGCCAGTACCTATTTAGAAAAGGGATGGGATGAAGACAAGCAGATGTATTATTACCTGGCATATTTTAATAAAGAGAATAAATAAATACTAACGCAAAATATAAAAATCATGGCAAAAATTTTAAAAGTAACAATTGAAGAGCAATTTTGGAATTCAGACTTGGGAAAACATGAAAAAGTAATCAAGGAGTATGATCGTGAAACTTATGATTTTGACTTTGATAATCTCCTTTTGGAGAATATCGATAATTCTGAAATAGAAGATTATGCTGGAGATGAACTTTCTATGGTAGATGCAAATGATGCAGAATGTAATTGTTCTATAGGTGATCATCAAGAATATGAGATCATAAGTTATCTAGAAGAACAAGGCTACGAAGTTATAAAGTGCCAAACAATTGTGGATAAAATGAGACTGGACAAAATTAAAGAAGCTCTTGAGTTATGATACACATTAACGAGACTGCCAGAACCAAAGTTTTTCTTGATGATACTCATGTAAAAACGATTCCTAATAAATATCAACCAATATTTAAAGAGAAGCACATCATTAATCCCTTAAAAAAGAGATTAACCAGAGAAGAACGTTTTCAATTAGAAGTCAGCCTTTTTGAAAAACAGTTATTTGATGATCATAGGCACGCTTACAATCTCATAAAAAGATCTTCCCCGGATTTTGTGCAGATTGTTACAACTCCCTTCAGCAAGTATTACGAGCTCGTCTATAAGAACCGGATGAAAGTAAAAGTATCTGCAGATCTATATAATCTAAGTATTGATAAGAAAGAGATTAAACGAAACTATTAACAATGGAATTTTCATTTGAAGCAAAAGTAGTTCTAACCTTAGAACATAAAAAAGGTAGCTCTAAATCCAATCACGTAGCTACAGATTTTAATTTAAGGGTGAGTAAAGAGCTAGACCCAAAGCAATATTTAGACTCAGAAGATTTACCAACACAAGCAGGATCTAAAGTATTATCAAACGTGCTTATTCAAGGATTGGTAGGTAATATTCATTTAGCTCACGAAAAAGGATTTAGAGATAGCGCAGAACATTTAAGATGGATAATCTCTGAATTAGAGCGTGGCTTTGTAACTGTAGCTAATGTTGAAAAATCAAATTTTAAATAAACAGCTTCCTAGTTGAAGCAAAAATAAAACTTAAAATGAAAAAAATATCTAAACTATTATTATTATCCACAATGATCTTTCTTGTGTTCACCCTTTTTGTTTTGTTTATACTTCTTGCTGTATACGGAGATCAAAAATTACCGGCACCATTTGAGATATTTCTTAGGTATGGATTCCTATTGTTACCTACAACAGGAGTATCTTTTTTTATAGCGTATTGGAAAGAAATTAAAGAAATTACTTTTGAGATTATTGATTCTTTGTAAAGCTGAAATTATGGCAAATTATCTAGATGGATACGGAAAAGACCATTGCTCCCATTGCAATAAAAATAGAACTCCAGAAGGTCATGATGGCTGTATTGGAACGCTCCCAAATGTTATGAATGCCTGTTGTGGACATGGAGAGGATAGCGTTGCTTATGTACAATTTGATCATAAAGACTATAATTCAGAACCGAATAAAATACTATTGCAGGGACAAGAAGCTCTTGCGTATATCAAGAAGTATTCGAGTGTAAGCAAATAATTATGGAACCAGAAGAAATTGCAAAAAAATATGTTTACGGGAATCACGATGCACTTACTGATAGACAAGAAATTAAAGATATGATTCTTGATATTGAAAATTATGCTAAAGAGTATCATGCAGAGCAATTGGATTTAAACGCAATTGGAAAAGTGAAGCAACCTGTTATTCGTGGTTGCAACCAGCCTAATGTAGATAACACAACTACCCCACCCCGAAGATAACTAAGCGGTATATGAGCTTAAAAGTAAAAAAAGCGAGGGCAATGGAATGTAGAAATGGGCTTTTTTTAAAGCTCTTTGCGGTAATTAAAACTAAACACTTTATAATGAAATATCAGGTAATATTAGCAGACCCACCTTGGAAAATAACTGCAGGAAGATCTATAGGTGGTTACAAGATGGAGAATGGAAAACAATTATTTGTTTCTTCTAATAATAAATCAAGAAAATTAGAATACCCTACGATGTCAGTTGAGGAAATTAAAAAACTGAATGTCAAAGATATTACTGCAGAAGATGCTCATTTGTATATGTGGGTTACAAATTCTCATATTCCATTTGCTTTTGAAATAATTAAAGAATGGGGATTTAATTATTCTACAATGATCGTATGGGCAAAAAATATGATGGGTGGCGGTTTAGGTGGCGCTTTTAAAATAAATACTGAATATTTAATATTTGCTCGAAAAGGCTCTCATAAAACTACTCAAACTAATAAAGGTACTTGGTTTAATATAAAAAGAGCTTATGAAAATGGCGCTCCTAAACATTCAAAAAAGCCAGATTTCTTTTATGAAATGATTGAAAAAACTTCTCCCGGTAAAAAATTAGAAATGTTTGCAAGAACAGAAAGAAAAGGTTGGGATAGTTGGGGTAATGAAATTGAAAACGATGTTGAAATTTCTTTTAATTCAGCTTAACTACCCAGAGAAAAAATAAATATGCTGTTTTTACAGCTCTTTTATTTGAGCGCAAAGGCAAAAAGCGCAAAGGCTTTTACTTTTTTGCTTATATACGCAGTTAGGTGTCCGTATTTTGTAACGGAATCTCTACTGAGTAATAATCGGAATAATGAGAATAAACTATCTACAAAATATTGCACCTAACTCGAGATAAGAGGAGTTTTAATTCCTTTTATCTGGTGTTATGTTCGGGATAATGTCAATTCTTTATATTTCCCAGGGCAATTCTCACCTGCGTCCAGTAGGCTTTATCTGCACCATACATGATCAACTTATTAATAGAAATACCGGCACAAGATCTGGCGCGTTCTTCTTTTTGTGGTCCATCTAATTGTGCAAGCATTAAATGATAGATGTTGCTGGCCATTTCTGCAGGAGTAAATTCTGGCATATTCTTTTTTTAAAGCCCGGAAAGATACTATTATAATTCTTTTAATAAATCATCTGATTTTGTTTAAAGAAAATATCTCGTCCCTATCTTTTAATTTTGTTAACATTTGTATCTTCCGTTATTGTTGAGCTATGTCCTTTTTTTAACATTGGATTATAATTTATATTTGAACAAATCAAATAAAGTATGTCCCAAATTACTCCCCCTGAAATTGCTAGTTGTTCTGTTACTCAAAACATCCCTGTAGCAAATCACGTTTATAAATATCTCTTGGTAATTTGTGGGAGCGATTATATTATAGCCAACAGGTCTACTTATATAGGATCTCTGGTACTTTCTATACAAGGAAGGAATTATGATGTACGCTGTACTAAAAAGAAATTCACTAAAGTATTTCGGGCAGAAGTTTCTGAAACCTATTACTCCAAAACGGGATTGGTGATAACAAAAGAGAATGCTCAACTATTCAATGATCAGGTAGATAAGAAATTTAGAGAGGAGCTTTTTCGCAATATGTTGATCAATGATCATTTAAATGAAAAACTTTTTTTACAATCGATGCGCAGATATCTTGACTTTTTCAATATCGATGAAGAAGACATTAAAATAGAGACTTTATATCGTGATTTTAAGAGGAAAAAGGATGAGATTTTATCCAATTTCAACACCGTTTCACCCTCCGGGACAAAATGTGAAGTTTCACAATTTGTCCCTCAAAAATAGATTATGATCTACAACCTGTGTAACCTAATAGATGAAACAAATCTTGATTCTTTTTACAAGATTTTAATAGTAGAAGCTTCCAAGCTTCCAGCCTTTGATCATCTCACTCCAAAGAATGAAGTTTTAGGTATTATAAACTCACTTCCTGAAAGCTTCCAGGCAATGGTAGTTCCCTTTATGAGAGACAAGCACAGCTTATCTAGCAGCCCTAAAAACAATAATGGTAATACCATCTGGAATCACGGCATTTCGTTTCCGGTGGTACCACAAGATGAAGCAATTCAGGATCTTCTGGAGAGCTTTCAAAATAGAGAAGTTGTTGCTTTTATGGTAAGGATCACGCACTCCCATTTATATGGAACACAGCTACAGCCACTTCTATTTTCTTATGACGAACTCCACTCTCCTAATAAATTAGGCCTTAAAGGTTTCACGATCTCTTTACAAGGGGAAACCTATGGTGCTCCTATGTATTTTGCAGGAAGTGAAGCAGAATTCCCTGTAATTAATCGCGGTCTTGCCTTCCAGTTAGCAGGCTCATTGTAATGTCCTTTTTTCCAGTAGGCTAGCCTTCTAATATTGTTCTTCCATAATAGTGAACGAACAATATTTGATTTTGGCAGAACTTAAGCTCCCTTACTTTAATGTAGTTAAAAATTTAGCAGCTCGCGAAGCTACCATATATATCTATGGAGTAATTGGCGGGATTGACTGGGATACCTATGAAGAAATTAATACTGCAGCAAAATTTGCAGATGAATTTAAAGAGGTAGAAAAAGACGCAGATGTTATTCATGTGCGTGTAAACTCTCCAGGCGGTTATGTTTTTGAAGGTCTGGCAATTTATAATGTTCTCTTCGCTTCAGAAAAATACATTCATACATATAATGATGGTATCTGTGCATCTATGGCCGCCCTTATTCTTTTGGCCGGAGATGAGATTCACGCTTTCAGCAATTCACTTTTAATGATTCACAATTCCTCTTCTGGTTTCTACGGAAACAAAAAAGAAGTAGAGGAACAATTACAAGCTTCAGAAAAAATTGATAAAGCCCTTGGAACCGCTATAGAAGCGCGCCTGGGAATTACTGCTGAAGAAGTTGCCGAAACTTACTTGAATTACAAAGACAACTGGTTCACTTCAGACGAGGCAAAAGAATCTGGATTCTACGATACTATTATCCAGAAGAAAAAAGCACAGGTTCCGAGCGACGCAGTAAACATGTCACCAAAGCAGCTATTCGAAAAATATGCAGCGATGTCTTTCACTATTCCCACAAAAAACACAAAACCCAAAAATAAAATGAGCAAACCCAATTCCTTCCCGAATTTGGAAGCTACCCTTGGATTAAAAGCGCCGTTGGCCGTTAATGACAATGGAAGCTATCTAAACGAGGACCAGAAAAACACTATTGAGAGATCACTGTCGGCATCTGCCACAGCTCTTAAAAATGCGCAGGATGCTAAGGCAACAGCTGAAGCAGCTCTGCAAACAGAAAAAGATGCCCACCAAGCGGCATTAACAGATGAATCTGGTAAAGCTACTGCCCTTATTACAGCATTAAAAGCTGCAGCAACATTGGCCGGTGTAGAAAACATTGCCGATGACGCAACAGCAGAAGCTGTTCAAACCGCCCTTACAGCACAAATTGAAGTGCTTAACAAAAAACCCGGAGCAACTCATACTGCTACCGGAGCTGAAGTGGATGAAACCGACACTACACCTTCCTATGTCAATAAGGAGGCTTACGCAAACATGTTTAAATAAAAAAACTCATTAGATGACTACTGAAGACATTGTAAAAGAATTAGGCGAATACGTTGCCTCCAATGCTAAAATCGTCCCTGCGATGATATATAGCGATGATGTTGTACTAGATGCACATTGTAAAACCATTACCAAGGTAAAGGGTAAATATCCTTCCTTCCATAGTATTATGACCAACGTTGTTCAAGGTTATAAGAGTGTATGGCAATCTCTTGGTGAAGCTCAGTTAAAAAGTAAAAAACTGGAAGCTTTCCGCCAAAAAGTAAACTTTGAATTTAATCCGGATGATATCCAGCATACTTATTTAGCTGGTGATTATTATGATGAAACCAAAGGAAGAGTTGAAATGCCAATCTCTCAATACGTTTTGGACATTGAATTAAAGCCAAAAGTTACAGACGATATTAACTGGCTTTCTATTCTTGCTGAATATGATGAAGCACAGGCAGATGGACAATTTGGAAAATCCCTTAACGGTATTAAAGCTGTTGTAGCTAATGCAGTTGCACACGCTACACATCCGGCCTTTAGAATTCCGTTAGACGCTCTTACAGATGCGAACATCTTAGATCAGGAAACTGAATTTGAAGTTTCCCTTCCAGAAAAAGTAAAACCAAAAGTGAAGGCAATCTTCATGAGTACTAGAAACCTTGAGAGACGTACCAGAGCTTATGTAGATAAATATGGCCAGAATCAGTTTAAAAAGGATGAGACTACCACTTTCTTCGGAAGAAGAATTATAGGTCTTCCATTCCTTGATGATGATACCATTTTTGCTACGGTTGATGGAAACCTTGTAAAATTAATCGATAAGATTGATAACCCACCTTCCATCACAGATATCCAAAAACAAGATTACGTGATCAAGATTTTCATGGAATTTTGGTTAGGATATGAGGTTTTAATTAATGAGTTGTTATTCGTTTCTAACTACGAAGATGCAACTTATGGTCTTGGATCTCGTGAAAAGAATCAGTTATACTTCAGCATAGACGGAGTTACTCCAGCTGTATAAACCCATAGATATGGACAAAAAAGAATTATTAAAAAGATGTAAGGAACTCGGTATACCAACCGAGGGCCTTACTAATAATACCGAGCGCAAAGCTGCAATTGCAGCTAAGGAAGCCGAATTAGAAGCCCAGGCTTCGAAGGCAAATGCTGAAGAAGTAGATCCTGTAAAATTGAAAGCTGAAGAAGCGGAAGCAGAAGCTGGAAGAGTTGCGGCTGAAGAAGCTAAATCTGCAGAAGCGGAAGCTGAAAGAGTTGCTGCTGAAGAAGCCAAAGCTGCAGAAGCAGAAGCTGAAAGAGTTGCTGTTGAAGAAGCCAAAGCTGCAGAAGCGGAAGCTGAAAGAGTTGCTGCTGAAAAAGCCAAAGCTGCAGAAGCGGAAGCTGAAAGAGTTGCTGCTGAAGAAGCCAAAGCAGCAGAAGCAGAGGCTGAATACACAGATACCCGTGGCAGGAAGTGGGTTTTTAAAGAATCTGCTCCAAAAAAAATTAATATTGATGGCCATCCCATGAGCCAGAAAGAGATCCTCGACACAGAGGAAGTAATTTCTGAACTGGTATTCGGGAACTGTGGCTTCTTAACTCAAAAATTATAAGACCATGTCAGTAGAATGCGAAGATGTAATTCCAATTGAAAATCTAGATTCTTGTCCTCAAGATGAAGTAGTTGCTGGAATAAGCGAAGTAGGTGTATTTGGATCTCCTATAAAGGATTTCTTGAGCATCGCAAAACCTAAAGACCTTAAAACGGCTTTAACCAATGAAGAATTGGCAACCATTGCAGAGGCTCACACTTTTAAAGAAGGTAAAGGTTTTCATAGAGTAGATTTCATTCCTTTTAGCGGTTCGGTTGATTCCGTTCAAGTTGGGGAAGTTGGAAGTATTTCTATGGAGAACAGTCTAGGAGCTGCAGTAAAAGGTACCAACGCTAGAGTAGCCGGTTATATGAGACGTTACACCAACGTACCTATGCTGTATATCATCAGAGAAAAGAACGGTGATGTGAAGCAAATTGGTAGCGAACTTAGCCCTGCTTATATTGCGGAAGTTGGCGCAACCTCTGGAAAAAAACCAGGAGAAGCAAAACAAACGGTTATCAAAATTAAAGATACCCAGGCTTACATGGCTCCTAATTATGCTGGAACAATTCAGGAATTTCCTGCTCCAGCACCAGTAGTATAATAAAAAATGAAAGAAGCATTTACAATAGCACCCTGCGTTTATAATATTCCTGGAATTGGAAGGGTAGATTCTACTAAAGAAATTAGTGATGAAATAGCCTTTTCTATTTACAAGCTTAAACGTGGGGTCTTTCCCTGGATAAAATTAGGCCCTGGAGCTGGATCTTTTTTAAAGAAGCAAAAACTTACCGTGAAGGAAATAGTTTCTCTGGTTGCAAACGCCAGAACAGCTGAAGAAATAGAGATCCTGGCCAGCCTAACAGAATCAAAGACCGTAGCCGGAATTGTAGATGTGAGACTTAAAGCTCTTAAAACCCAATAAATATTTCTTTTTCATTTATTTTTAAATTTGATTTTTTAGTTAGAAAACCACTCCTCTCCCGGAGTGGTTTTTTTGTGTCCTTTATTCTGACTCCTGCCATTTGCAAATTAGCAGTATGGAAGAAATAAATGAATGGCTTCAGGACAAAAATAAAAAGTATGAGAAGGGCTTACAGCTCTATTCAGGATCTTCGGTAATGAAGAATAGAATTCTTCAAAATCTGAACAGAGGTTACTCCCAAAAGAATCTTTCCACACTTATCTATGAGCTTAGGCAACTAAAAAATATCACGAAAGCCAAACCCGTACAGGAAAAGAAAAAACCGGATCCTGTAAAGATTATTACTCCACCGGTAAGCGTACAGATAAAAGCAGAGCGTGCAGATCTAATTCACAGAAGTGTCCAGGAACAGGTAAAAAAGATTCGCCTTGGAGATCTTCCTAAAGAACTACGCCCACGCTATAGGAGAATGAGTGATATCTGGTACCAGATGTGCGAATTAAAGTTTGTATTCAACGATCTACCTCCTAGAAAGGAAAAGGAAGCTTTGGAAATAATAATTCAAATAGAAGCTTTAGATCAAGAAAAATCAATGATCTGGAAAGAAATAGATCACTGGACCAAATATAAAACACTCTTACCTCTAAAAACCGATGAAGACTTCTCTAAACTAACAGCACAGCAGCTGTACCTGAAGAAGGTAAACCTTGGCAATTACATTCATAAAAAGCAAAAGAGAATTGAAAACTGGATGGAGGAAATGAAAAAGGAACCTGCAAAGCCAGAACGCGTCAAGATCCAGGAACAAATTAACAGAACACTTAAATCTATTCACGAGCACGAGCTCAACATACAGAAAATCGAGGACCGATTATAAAAGTCTTCCTAAAAAAAATATAAAACGGCTGCTATATAGTGGCCGTTTTTCTATCTAAATAATAAAGGATCATTCTTCGAGATTTAATAAGTATCTCATCTGTTTCTTCATCTCTCTCCTCCGGAATTAAATAAGGAAAAGCTTTAAACCCTAGTTCATTTAGAATTTCGTAAACATCTGCCCTATAAACCCAGTCCTCGGGAAGAATATTTATAACCTCTTTAAAAATATTTTCGAGGGATTTCATTTCAGTATATTCACTTGCTTCAGCTGGAGATGCAACAGGATCATAGTTCTCTGTTATGAAATTTCTTATCTCTGGATTGTAGTCTGTTTTCATAAATTCTCGTTATTCTCAAAAGTAAAAACTTACTTTTCTGTTAATCAGTTTTTTAAGTATCAAATTGCTTTTATTTTTTCTCAAATGTCAAGCCGATGTAAGTCGCCTAACCTATATGGAAATGACTTTTGCCATCGCCAAAAATCACGGAAATATGAATCGGCTCCCCCTCCTCGCTGCCTACCCAAATGTCGAGATCGGACGGTCCTCTTTTTCAACCTTCCACCCCTTGAACTTTGCCCAGAACATGGAGAAGAAAGGATAATCAAATGTATCACTAAGGTGGGTGGCATGCTCCTGGTCTACTCCTTTCCGTCTCTCCGATCGTTTGTCTTTCTCTATTCCTTTACCCCTATCCAACGATTCAGCATTCTCCATTGAGATGATCAGGTTGGGACAGTTTGCCTCGTTAATTCTAATCTTCGGGATCCCTCGGAATCTACCGTCTTCTTTAAATGCCGTGTTGATTAGTTGAAACTTATCCATATAAGAAGGGTTAGTTCCGGTGGTCATGGTGAATACCTTCCATCCATTATCTTTCAGGATCGCTCTCGCCTGGTCTGCATAGGTTAACTTACTATTGGCGGTGGCATTGTTTCCTGTACGGTCATAATAGAAGTACACCTCTTTGCAGTTGTGGGATTCGTAATAAGGAATAAACTCTTCAAGGAATAAGTGGTCCAGGATCTTTGGAGTCTTCACATAGAATTCTTTGATCACTCGATAGGTATCATCTTGTAATTGAGATACAGTCATAGAGTTGATACTTGCACCCCAGTCTACAGAAATGATTAGCCGCTTTCCTTTCTGCAGATCAAGATCCTGTTTACAGTTGAACGATCTACCAGATAGATCTTTAAGCGGTGGAACAGTCTCCAGATATCCAAGGTCATAGTCTTTATAATAGTGATCAGCTGTCAATTGTGGATAAAACCCATCGGTGATCTCTTTGGGCCGTATGTTCAACATCTCAGCATTATACACTACATCATCACGATAAGAATCGCGCATATACTCAAAATAATCCGGTCTAAGATTGTGGAGATTCACTTTTGCCGTTGCCTTTAAGAAGTAGATCTTTTTTGGATCTTTTAAAGCTGCTTTCTCCTTTTCGGTAAACCAACGGCCTTTCTTAGTCAATGGCGTGGAAGAAGTCCAAACCTCGCTATGTAATAGCGGAGACTTTTTATACACATCTTTTAGGGCTCTGTTGGTGTTCTTTACGTTAATGGCAATCTTCTCTTCATCCAGAAGTGCAGCTTCATCTCCTCGTATGGCATAAGAGTTTAGACCCCTCCCGCTATCTTTATGATCAAGACTTACAAATTGGAAAATACAGCCATTTGAGAAATGCCATATATTATTGAAAGCATCCGGAGATTGCCAGGGCATTTTAAAGCCCATTCGCTTCCCTGCCATAGAACCAACCACATAATCTACATTCTCATAGACTCCAAATAACTCAAGCCCCTCTTTAATGGCTGGCATAAACCTAGAAAGGATCTGACTATATGTAGATCCTACCATTGCAAAAGAGGCCCTCGGCATCTGTTTAACCAATTCTAAAGAGTCAAATCCTAAAAAAGTCGTTTTACCGGTTCCCCTGCCTAGCTCCAAATATTTAACTTTTTGCTTCGCTTTCCAGGCCATGGCCTGAGCTAGATTAAGCTGGACCTTCTTCTTATTAATTACCATCTGAATCCTCCTCTTCTATCGTTTCATAGCTTATGTCTTCAGCTTCCATATCATTCAGATCCACCACACCTTTACTATTGCTTTCTACAATTGCCTTTTCTGCTTTTTTACCAATAGTGATGGTAATATCCATATTGGCAAGTTTTTCTAGGTTCACTAGATTCTCCTCTTTATCCAGTTCAGCAAGCTTGATCATTCTGTCAAGTGCTTTCCCCATTTCTGCTAGGTTCTTTTCTTTGGTGGCCAGCTGCAGTAATTTTTGGTTGTACTCCAGAATGATGTAGCGCATCCCTTCTTTACTAGCTTTATTGAGATCTCCATATATCTTGAGGGCATTTCCAATATCTCTATAAGCTGTAGCTTGAGAAATATCAAATTGTTCCTGGAGAACTTTTGCCGCCTGCTCCCGGCTATGCCAATTGAGCAATAATGAAAATGAGGTCTTAATGCGGTTTTTCATATCCAATTGAAAAGGAGAAAGCTGAATTCCTTCATTTAAATAGGAAGCCAGGATCTTTTCAAAATGGGAATCTTGTGTAGTAGTAAGTGCCAATTTTTTGAGGTTTAAGCATAAAATTGGCATTTCACGCTACCTTAAAAAAGGACAGCAAAATGCCTGTCCTTTTTTATCAACTGCTCCTTCTTCAATTTAGCGGTATGGTAGAAGAATCAATTTATATCAATGAAGTCCTGGAGATCATGCGTACACCAAATAAAGAAGGTCGCGCTGTGAAATTTGATATCTCATACAGGACCTTAAATCGGAATTCAAAAACCGGTGGTAAATTAAAATACTTCGAGAATGCCAAACTGGTCATGCAGGAAAAAGCAATGGATCCTCATAGCATTTATGCCCTGCAAAACTTCAAGCCTTCAGAAAAGAAAAAAGTGATCAAGAAAAAACCAAATCACTACGATCAAAAAACCCGAAATATCAGGCTGGAGAATGGAGAAATTAAAAAAGTGCATTACATGTACATCGAAACTTTCAACGGTAAAAAAGTCCTTTATTAATGACACATATAATTCAACAAAATAAATATCTAAGTTTTGGATTGGGAAAAACGGCTGCCTTTAGAATAGACAGTTCTAAAGAAACGCATTCCCATATCCCGGTTGAAGAAAAAGGTAGCAGCAAAATAGCTAAGTGGGGTGAGGATAATTTGTATCCGGAGCGGTACATGAAGGAGATGAAGAAAAACGGAGCCTCACGTACCAGTCACAGATTTAACAGAGCAGCTCATTACGGCCAGGGATTCAAACTTTGGAGACAAGATTCTACCGATGATGGAAAAGAGAATCGCAAAGTGGTTCCCATAAGCTCAGTGAAAGAAATATCAGATTTCTTTAAGCAGAATAAAATGCACCGCGTCTTTACCGAGGTGATTGCAGATCTAGAAATGTGGTCTCTTGGATGGCCAGAATATATCTTGAGTAATGACTTTAACAGGATTGTATCCGTTCGCCGCTTCCAGACTTATAAGATGCGTTATGAAACTATTAATCCAAAAACGGGATTAATTGAGAATTGCTACTACGCTCACAAATGGAATAGTGGTTTAAACCAGGACAGTCCTTTTGTTCAAAAAACGGCTGTAATAGATAGTTATTGCAGTGCAGAACAGGTAAAGGAATATTGCAAAGCCAAGAAGATCCACAAATTCTTTATGCCTATCTATTATCCATTAATAGATGAGATCTACTATCCGGAACCAGAACAGCATTCTGTTTTTCTTAATGGTTGGATGACCGTAGTGAATCAGATCCCAGAATTCAAGAAAAATTATTCTGAAAAAGAGTTGAATGTGAAATACATGGTTTACATCTCTGAAGAATACTTCTTGAAAATGTATCAGGACGATTGGGAAAATTTCACGCCCACTAGAAAACAAGAAATCCGTCAGGAGCTTACCAATAAAATAGACGAGCATCTTTCTGGTAATAAAAACGCCGGAAAATCCATACAGTCTGTTGTATTTAAAGATGAGAATGGAGACTGGGTAAAAGGTATTGAAGTGGTACCACTTAAAGATGGGAATACATCTGAAGGAAAAGGACTTTTAGATTCTTCTGCCGGAAACTCTGAAATTATGAGTGCCTGGGGAGTAGATCCTAACCTTATGGGAGTAGGAATTCCCGGAGGAAAAATTAACGGCAGCTCAGGAAGCGATAAACGCGAAGCCTTTAGTATTGTAAATTCTCTTTTCAAAACTAAACGTGAAATAAGTCTGGAAATGTGGAGACTGCTCCGCGATTATAACGAGTGGCCAGAAGATCTGGAAGGCGACTTTGCCATTACAGAGCTAACCACTTTAGATGCAAATCCTACAGGAAGTCAACAAAAATTTTAGAAAATCATGATAGAAATTATAGAAACTCTTAATAAAACCAGTGCATTACGAGTAATATTTTACCTGTTTATTGCCTGGGCAATTTTTGAAGCTGCTGTTCATGTTTTATATAATATCACAAATTTGATCCTAAAATATAAAACAAGAAATAAAAAATGAGCCTCCTTGTAAAAAATATAGAGATTTTCAAAAAACACATTACTGTAAACGACAATTTCAGTTATGAGAAAATAGCGCCATACCTTAAAAAAGTAGAGCGTAAACAAATAAAGCCTGTTATAGGCCGGGCAATGTATGCCGCCTATGAATTAGCAGATCCTTTAGAAGATGTCCAGATAGAGGTGTTAGAACTTTTGCATGAAGCTTCGAGTAACCTGGCCATGTTTGAGGCTAGTAAAATACTCACCATGCACATGAGCGATGCCGGTATTTTTACCGTAAAAAATGCAAATTCAGATCCTGCCGACTGGTCAAAATTAAGAGACATGCGCCGTTATTTGGTTCAAACAGGACAGCAAGCTTTAGATGAAGCCCTGGAGATCATGGAAGAGAACCAGGATGAATTTCCACAATGGATTGCTTCCTCAGGATACACAAATTTTACTGAGCTCTTTACCAGACAAACTAAAGAATTCGAAAAACATTTTAATATAAATAATAGCCGTCTCACCTTCTTGAGATTACGCCCGCACCTACTTAAGTCAGAGACTAAGTACTTCATGAGTCTGTTAGGAGCAGAGACGGCTTTTCAAATAAAGCATGGATCTACCCCAGAAGAAAAAAAGGCGTTGGAATTATGCCAGGCAGCTCAGGTTCCATTATGTATAAGTGAACTGGCTCGCGAAGGTTCTTATAATTTGACTCCAGAAGGTTTCTTTGTTTCCCTGGAGGAAATTCCAGGAGAGAAAAAGACACCGCTTTCAGCCTTAGAAATGGAAAAACTGGAAAGAGCCAAACAGGAAGATGGCATTCAGCAGGTTAAAATTTTGGTAGACTACCTGCGAAGTAATCCTTCCAGATTTGCTCAGTTTGCTTTAAAAGAAAAGCTACCGGTTAAAGATCCTACCTATAATACCAACTCAATTTTAAGTATATAATCCATGGCTTTAGCAAAACGACCAAGCAAGAACCTAAAAAATAAACGAAATATCAATCCCTCCATTAATAGGGACACCGAGGTTGTTGCTGAAGATATTAAGGAGATTGCAGACATACAGGAAGATCATGCTATTCTTATAGATGAACTTTCCAGAGCCAATGAAGGTTCTAAATTCTATGGTTTTAAAGGTACGCTTGCACTTTTTGAAGCCACCTTTCCAAATGCGGAAGAAGATGGATTTGGAGTTATAGATCCTGCTAATGGTAATCCGCAAACCATTGCAAAAGTGATTAATGGAGTATGGACAGAACCTGGACTAACGTCTCCTATTCAAAGATTTAATTCAAAAGTTAACTTTCCAGATCCGGGATTGGAAGACGTTTGGTACATCGCCAAAGATTCTAAAATAGCCTCTCTTTATTATGATGGAGGTTATAAAGACTTTGGAAAAGATGGAAACAACGGTCTCTCAGCCTATCAATTAGCAGTTGCTTTTGGATTTGAAGGAACTGAAGCCGAGTGGTTAGTAAGTATTCAAGGGAAAGACAATTACCAACTATGGTTGGATGCTGGTAACGTTGGAACTTATCAAGATTTCTTTGAAGCTTCCAGAGGTCCAGAAGGTCCAGAAGGTCCTCCTGGTCCTCCAGGAGATGGAGCAGATCTTTCCGATTACTACAACAAACCAGAAGTAGATGCAGCAGATTCAGATCTTGCTGTTCAAATTGATGCTGTTGAAGAAGATATTCTTAATCATGAAAGTAGAATACAAGATTTGGAACAAGCTCCTCCTGGAACAGTATCTTCAATACCAAATATTGAATTTGTCTATTTAGCTGAATCAAACACTTCACAAGAGAACGCGGATATTATTAATGGAGCAGTTCAAAGAGCAATACCAACAAAAGGGGAAATTATAATTAATCAAACCCCTATAACATTAGATTTTTGGCCTTGTAGAACAATCACTTGGGATAATAGGGTTAACGTAAAAGCCGCAGGAACTTGGGGCGCTACTAAATTAGGTTCTACTCATGCAGAGCCTTTAATAGTAAGTACAAGAACATCATTAATAGATTCCAGAGGTAATTTAGAGAATATTTGGTTAGATGGGAATGGAATAGGTACTATAGGGATTGACTCTAATACAAATATCTATTTTAACTATAATAAAGTAGATATTAGAAATTTCACTCAAATAGGTATAAAAACTGTATCTCATATTTTAGGAACCTTTACTCAGTTAAAAATAAATAATTGCTCTATTGGATGGCATTCAAGAGAACAAGATGGAATAACCTTTGGGAGTGCATATGCACCACAAACAGGTTATATGGCTTCTAATGCCGTTATATTAAGAGACTGCTATTTTACTTCTTGTTCAACTTTTGCTATTGATAAAGATAAAGGATCTGGTATTCATTTAAATAATTGCAATTTTGAACAAAACGGAACTGCAAACAATAATGCTACAGGAGTAATTAAGTTTACTAATATGTCTCCAGATGGTGGCATCTCTTTAGTAATGAATGGGTGTTGGCTAGAAACCAACAATGGATCACATTTTCAACTCTCATCTAATACATTATCTAAGGCAGTATTTCAAAATACATTTTCAAGATACAATCCTTCTGGTTCTTCATATTTTAAAGCTTCAGGAAATCTACTTACTATAAAAGTTTCAAATTGTGAAATCGACACTAACAGATCATTTGGAAGTTTTGACCTTTGTAAAGTGCTTTTAGATAACACTAAAATTGGACCTATAACTTTATTAAATGGGGCAACTTATTTAGAGAATATTTATTCTAATATAGATGAACCTCTTCTCGTGAATACTTCTAGGGCATTAACTATTGAAGATAAAAATAAAATACTCCATGTTACTGCAAATGTTACTTTGACTTATCCTCCGGGCGGATTACCTAAAATGAGATTTAACATAAATTGTACGTCAACAGGACAAGCAACAATTACAGGACAAACAGCAGATTTAGATATGACTAATAAAGTGGTTCCTGCAAATAAAGGAGCAACATTTTACCTAGACCCTGCAACTGGAAAATTAATTGCTTACGGAGAATTAATAGCGTAATGAGTTACAGGAGCAACATATTTTCAAAAGGAAATACGCAAGGAGTTGTGTACACTCCTATATTGGATGATTACACAGCATTAGTTGGGTATTCTACTATGAAACTTAAAAGTTCTATTACAAGCCCAATGACTTTAAAGAATAATAGCGGGGTAGTTTCTGATTTACTTTATGGAAGCAGTAAGAGTTACGATTTAACCTCATATCTATCTAATGGGCAAACATTCAACGAATTTAAAGAAAGTAACAATATTAAATTAACTGTATTAAAAGACCAAAGCGGAAACGGAAAAGATATAAGTGCAGTTTCAGCTTTTGAACCTTTAATATCAAATGCAACAGATATTTATAAAACAGATGGGCAGCCATCAATTTATTTTGACTCTAAAAGATTAGAAAGAGCAGCGTTACCAGAATTAGCCATCGGAAATAATTTTACTGTTTATAGTGTGTCTGCGGTGAAATCTGGCTCTGCTATAGGGGTTATTTTAAACACATCCTCTACGGATACAAACAGGTTGGTTCAATTTGCTGATTTAAGAACAATAAAAAGAAATGCGTTTTTGCAAACCGCTTCTGGTTCTTATGCTTCAGACATGAGCCAAGCAAGAACGACACCTGATAAAAATGTTTTAAAAGTTTTTTCTATTGGTGGGTCTGGAACTTCTGTTTCATCATGGGATAATAAATCTAATGGTCAGCAAAATGTAGCTATTGTTGGTACTTACACAAACGATATTTTGAAGATAGGATCGCAACATTTGAACCTATTACCATTAACAGGATATGTACAGTTATTAATAATTAGATCAGGTGTTGATTCAGATATAGTTAGAAATGATATTTCAGATAGAATAAATCAAATGTTTAATATATACTAGAAATGAAAACACTACTCCTAATTCTATTCTTATCTACGGCTGCTTTTAGTCAGGTTACTTTAGATATCCAACCATAATTTCCCTGTCCTTTTTTAAAATATATTGACTTCGGACTTTTATAATCTTTAAATAAATAAGTATTATGAAAGTCCGAAACTTTTTAAAACGCCTTGGAACATGGCTTGGAGAATTCTTCAATAATATAGGAAACCTAATAGGTGCATTTTTACTTATTATTCTTGCAGCATTTGTTTTTCTAGTGTGTGTAATCCCATCCATGCTCTGGAAGATCATCTTCAGCTTTAAAAAAGAAGATCGCAAAGCAAGAGATATCATTTCTGGTACAGCGAAGTTTTTTGTTGGAATTGCCATAGGCATAGATCAAATAGGAAATGTTGCTTTTGGTGGCTTTTTTAATTGGTTCTTCCTCACCAACTCAAAAGAATATCCTTTTGGAAATACTCATGAAACTATAAGTGAAGTCTTGGGTTGGAATGATGCTCTAGGCAACTTAAATAGAAAAGGCCATCTCTTGGTTTCCTTTCTAAATGTAATAGAATCTGCCCACTGTCAAAATGCAATGCAATCTGGCATCTATGCAGCAAGATATAAAACAGAATTTTATGCACGCCTGCAGTCTAGGCTTCAAACTATAGAGAAAACCAAAACATTTCTGGAAAAATACTCATGAGATTTTTCTTATACATAGCGCTCTTTTGCATGATGCCGGTTGCCGGACAAAATATGTACACCAATGCTCCAGATAAAGTCTATCCAATCTTGGAAGAATTTATTGCAGAAAATTTTAAGAACGATACTCCATCATTCTATCGCATAAATGAGATTGATAGTATTGTGGTTAGAAACATCCAACCGGTTATTGATGGCCCTTGGATTATGAGAGTTTTAGGCTATCATATAAGAAGAGGAAAGGTGCACACTATAGAAATAGATTCTTCACTTTTAGATCACCCTCAAGTATTCGAGCTCACGCTGAAACATGAGTTAGGCCACGCTTATAATTTAAAACATATCTGTGTAGATGAACTTCCCAAATCAGATCCTGCCTTTAATGAGATCATGAGCCCAACCCGCTTAATGTATTATGTAGATCCCAAAGAACTCCAAAGAGTCAACACCAATTTTTATAAATCTTTAATTCCCAAAAAATGAAAAAAATATTATTGATCATTCTTATAAGCTTTAGCCTTTCCGGTTGTGGCATTGCTCAAGAGCTACCTCCTACAGATGTTCGAGATCTAGATCTTACAGTAATGTATGTAGAAAATGGCACCGCCGGACTTTACAATCCACTTTACGGTAAAACTTTTAAAGGTGCAGCAGGCACACTCACTCAAGAAAATGTGGAGAAACAATACCACTTTATAATCACAGTAATAGATTGTGATAATTGCAAAGTGATCAATGTAACCATAGATGATTACAGCATTACCCCTGATCAAGCCGACAAAGATATTAAACGAATGCTCAGAGATAATCAAAGCATTCAAAATAGAAAATCAGATTAATATGTTATTACCCTTACAATTAGAGGTTGCCGGTACCAAACTATTAGATTATGGTGTTCTGGGAATAGTACTTTTTTTTGTAGGCTATTTTGCTTACAAGCTCTACATGCAGCAACAAGGCTATACCCAGGAATGGAAACTTGAAGCCAAAGAATCTCATAAAGCCTTTGTAGAATTATCTGCAAAGCAAAATTCCATTTCAGAAAAACAAATTGAGATTCAAGAGAAACAAACCCTGCAGACTAAAGATTTTTATGATAGTATCATCAAAAGAGTAGATGAACTGCCGTCTCTAACTTTACGTGAAATTGAATACAACAGGCTACAAGACAAACAAAATAATCCTAATGTAACTCCAGCACCATGACATCATTCGACAAAGCATTTGAAACATTAATAGGAATTGAAGGTGGTTATGTTAACGACCCAACAGACCGTGGTGGAGAAACCAAGTACGGAATTTCTAAAAAAGCTTATCCGCATTTAGACATCAAAAATCTAACGCTGGATATGGCCAAGAAGATCTATTTTGAAGATTACTGGAAAGCCTGTGGTGCAGACCAAATGTTGAAGTATGAAGTAGCGCTAGAGCTTTTCGATACCGCTGTTAACATGGGCCAAGTCACCGCAAAAATGTTTCTTCAGGAAGCACTCAATTTAATGAATAGAGATGGCAGAAGTTATCCAGATCTAAAAGTTGATGGCAAGATAGGTCCTGCAACATTAAGCGCTTATAGAGCCTGTGGGAATGATCGTATTCTTTTAAAAGTACTTAACGGTTTACAATTTTGTAATTACAAAGTGATCTGCGAGAAAAAACCATCGCAAGAAAAATATTTTAATGGTTGGATGGAACGAGTTTAAATAATTATATATGAAAACAAAACTACTATTTGCAGTATTGGCGCTAATGTTTTTTAGTGCCTGCAGTTCCAGAAAAGCTGAGACTCAAAAGAAAGTAGAAAAACTCTCAGAGATCACACAAAACGAGATCAAGACTTCAGATTCAGAAGTATTTGAAAGTACCAGCATTTCTAATATTCAGGAAAAGAATATTAAAGCAACGCCTCAAGATCCGGAAAAACCTTCTTCTTTGAATGTGACTGGTAACACCGTTACCTGGCAAAATGCTGCCCTGGACATTACAAATAAAAAAGAAAATTCTACCAATACCACCAATGGTTCCAAAGCTTCCTCCAAAGAAGATAATAGCAAAAGCAACAAAGATTCCACCGTAAAAGAAAAAGGGAAAAAAGTGGAAAGAGAATCTATCTCCTGGGGAGCAAACCTTGGGATCATCTTCGGGATAATTGCCGGATTAATATTGCTGTTTTTATATTTTAAAACGAGAAAATGATTCCATATATATTAGCTCATTTTATAGGAGACTTCTTACTTCAGAATGATTGGATGGCAAGAAGAAAAAAGAATAGCAGCCTAATTTGCACCATTCACGTGGCTATATATATAATACCCTTCCTTTTTGTTGAAGCTTCCTATCTCCAAACACTCTTAATATTCTCTCAACACTGGATTCAAGACAGAACAGAATTTGTTAATTGGTACTGCAGAAAACTTAAAATCTTCCAAGGAGAATTAAACCAGCAAGTGTTACCATGGGGACATTTCATTATTGATCAAATTTTCCATTTCATTTGGCTTTGGATTGTGTTCAGATTCTTCTAAAAACTGTTAACTGATATCTGTTAACTGCTCACTGAATTTCCCTGTCCTTTTTTCTCATGCCTTCAAAGATCAAATTTGAGGTATGAAGGAATTTTTTAGATACTACATCATTACGCCGGTAAAGGATCTTTTCCTCTATATGGCATTAGTCATTTTTGGCAGAAACATTACTATGGCCAGGAGTTGGAACCAACTCACAGCAGTTCAACTTTGCGGAGTTGCTGCAGCGCTGGAGCACTTCCACAAATTTAAAGATTGCCATCCTAAAGAATTTCAACCGGCGCATTATTCTAAGCTGTATGTAGCCTTAGTGAAAAACCTTCTCAGGGTTAATAATTTCGGAAAAGTATGGATTGCATTATGGCAAATTCCATCAGAAGAATATCAGGATTATGTAAAATTTCTTCTTGGAGAAATTACCAGGACAAATTTTTTACCTGCTTTCAAAATAAAAAATCATATCTATTTCCCTCCTGCAGATCGTCTTCAGAACATCAGCATAAAGGAGTTTTCTTTTATAGACTCGCTGTATTATAACTGGAGAAAAACGCAGGATATAAGATATCTGGATATGCTGTGTGCTACACTTTACCGTCCGGCCGGATCTTCTTCAAAAGAAATAGATCCACGCAGAAGCTTCGATAAGTTTTTTGTAGAGAAAGATGTAAAAGCCATAAAAAGGTTACGGTATAGAAAAAAACTAGGCATTGCATACACGTATGAAGGTTGCCGGAACTATATCGTAAAACAGTATCCACATGTTTTTCCGGCACCCGAAAAAGAGGAGAAGAAAATTAAAAAGATTCAAGTATCCTATACTCCTTTCGGAAAGCTGCTGCACTTCAAGATCCAGTTTGATCACTCTAAACTAGAACTAGTTCAAAACCTGAATATCCACGATTTCTTTGGCCCTTATGAAAATGAGCTTATAGAAATGAAAAATAAGAAAGAATGAGCGCCCCAACCCACAAGCCAATTATAGACTATTTCGAGAGTCTGAATAAAAATTTAAAAGACTTTCCGGAGAAATCTTTCTTCAGGATGGATCTGGAAGAAATAACTGGAAGTTTTAGAAGTGGGATAAATTTTCCTGCCATGGTAGTGGAAAGTCCTGAAGGAGATACGGAAGGCTCCTCAATTCATTCTTCTAAAGTGAACCGTACTTTCTATTTTTCCATATATCAAAAATGTCGTGCCGGCAACTTTGAGCAGCAGAACGAAATACTTGATGAATGTGAACGAATTGGTCTCAAGATCATTGCCAGGATGCGTTACGATGCAAGAATTCCAAATCATTTTTTACATAATAAATTTCAGTCGGAGACAGTGAAATGGGTAAAAGAAGGACCAATATTTACTGAAGCTTTATATGGATTTCAATTCACAGGAATTATTGCTGGTGATGAGTCTTTAAAGTTAGATGCAGCAGATTGGGATGATATTGATCTAACCTGTTAATATGACTGCTGACGAAATTAAATCCAAAGAAAAGCAAATAGGAAGAACTGCCGCAAAGATGGCACAAGCCTATTTGCATAGTATTTTGGAGCAAAAACTGAACCTAAGAGGTAAAGGAACCAATGGGAAAAAGCCACTTCTAAAATCCACCAGGATTAAGGAAAAAATGGGAGACTATAAATTATTGGGGCTTAACCTACAATCTACTAAAACTGGTTACATACTTAACTACGGTTTCACAGGCCAAAGATCGGCTACATCTGTTTATTTAAAAGCTGATCGGTATGAAAAAACAAGAACACAACGAAAGCGGCATTCTTTTAATCTGCCAGCACGAGAAATTTTTAGTGACATCTACATTAAAAGCGGAGCTGTGGACTATTTGACCACCGAACTATCGAAAACCCGAGGACAAAGTGTAGAAGTACTCCTGGAACAAATGATAATTAAATTCAATTCTACTGATGGCAAATAATAACGCATTAAATCTTACTATAAAGGTAAATGGTCGAGAGGTAGAAAATACCATGAAGGATCTTACTAGAGAGATGTATAATCTCAGACGGGAAGTGAATAAGAATACAGAAGGAACGGAAGAATATATAAAAGCTAATAAAGATCTGGCTATAATTGAAGCTGAAAGAAAAAAACAAATTGCAGCTCAAAAAGCATTTAGAGAGGAAATTGCCCGCTCTACAGATAGTATAGATGAACAGGCCTCTGCAATGCAGGAGTTTGGAAATAATTTTGCTGATGCTTTTTCAGCGTTCCGATCTGGTGATGTATTAGCATTTAAAACAGCAATGGCAGGAGTCACTGCCCAAATTAGAACCGCCACTATTGCCTCCCTTAAATTTATTGCTACTCCTATAGGGTTAGCGCTAGTTGCACTTGCAGGTATTGGTATTGCTGCAAAAGAATGGTTTAAATATAACGAAGCCGCTTTAGAAGCTAATAGAATCACACAACAAATCACGCAGTTAAGTGGCGAAGCTTTAGACCAGGCTCGTGTTAGAGCTACAGCACTCGAAAAAACCTTTGGCACCGATTTTAAAGAATCTCTTACTGCAGCTTCTACATTGGTCGAGGCATTTGGAATTTCTTATGAAGAAGCGTTTGATAGCATTGAAAACGGCCTTATTAGAGGTGGAAAAGAGAATACAGAATTTCTGGATAGCATTAAAGAATATCCAAAGCTTTTTGCTCAGGCAGGATTCACTGTAGAAGATTTTCAAAGAATCGTGAATACAGGAATAGATATGAAGATCTATTCTGATAAACTACCGGATGCTATTAAAGAATTCTCTTTAAGTCTTATGGAAGAAACTGAGGCTTCTCGTGAGGCCTTAGAAAACGCCTTTGGAAAGGAATTCACAGATAAACTTTTTAATGGAATTCAGGATGGAAGCATCACTGTAAAAGATGCCTTAGGCTTAGTTGCGGGTGAAGCTGAAAATATTGGATTGAATGCACAGCAGGCACAGTTGTTAACTGCAGATCTTTTTAAAGGTGCTGGAGAAGATGCAGGTGGAGCCTTGGTAATTTTCGAGGCGGTAAATACTGCTTTGAACAAACAGGAAAGAGCATTGACGCCTTTGGAGGATCAATTGAAGAAAGTTCATGATGCCACAGTTGAGCTTGGAGAATCTCAAAATGAAGCGCTTAAATCAGATAGATACTCTGCCTGGGCAAATGACGTGTCCCTTGCATGGATCAAAGTAAAAACTGGGTTCTTTAATATGATTAGCAGTATAGGTGAAGGTGTCGCTTATCTAGAAGAAAAACTCAGCAGATTTAGGTATCAATTAAGAGGATTTGTAAGAGATGCATTTTCAGGGAAAGATGCCGATTGGGATGCTTTAGGAAAAGAAGCAGACGCAATCCAGGCAGCAAAAGAAAAAATAGCAGCAGCACAAAATGCAGAAGAGCTAAAAAAACAAAAAAAGGAGAAACAGGACCCAAACGGGAATGGCTTAAAAATGCAGCAGGCAGAAGCGAAAAAAGCCGCAGAAGCAGCAAAACTTGCAGAATCTAGAGCTAAAGAAGCTATTGCAAATGAGAAAAAACGTCTGGAAACTATTGAAAATCTTCAAAAAGAATATGCAAAAAGAAAAGAAGATCGAGAGGCAGATACAGATAAGAAAAAAATTGAATTAGAACGTGAGCGTGAATTGGCAAAAGCTGCGGAGTTGGAAGCTTCAAAAGAGGTAACAGATGCCATTAATGCCGAATATGATGCAAAGCAGCAAGAAAAAGAGCTGGAAAACTTAAAAGCATTCCAGGAACGCAAACAAGCCTTAATAGATGAACTTTCTATCGCCCAAAAGGAAACTGATGAAGAAAAGCGCCTGGAGGCAGAGGAAATTAGATATCAAAAAGATCTGGAGAAATTTGAGGAGGAGCTTAAAAAGATTGAATTAACTACCGATGAGAAGAACCAATTTAAGCAGTTACTAGAGAAAAATCATCAAGATAAGATCTATGAGATTAAAGAACAGGGACTTTCTAAACAACACGACCTAGAAAAAAAGTGGGCAGAAGCTTCAGTTCAGGCAACTAAAGATCTTGAAATGGCAAAAACAAACGCAGCATTTGCAGGTGTTGATGTTTTAAAGTCGGTTTTCCAAAACAAAAAAGGAATCTATAAAGCCTTGTTCTTAATTGAAAAAGGAATGGCAGCTGCAGAAGTCTTTACAAATACCGCAAAATCTTTAGCAGCAATTAGTGCAAATACAGCAATTGCAAATACAGCAGCTGTTGCAGCAGCTCCATTAACATTTGGTATGCCGTGGGTGGCTATAAATACCGCTACAGGTTTAAACCAAGCTGCAGCAGTAAAAATAAATGCAGCCATTCAATTAGGATCAATTGCCGGAAGTGCTATTGCGGGTTTTGCTAAAGGAGGTGATACTACACTTTTTGGAATGGGATATAAAGATGAAACTGGTCACGAAGTGGCTGGAGTTGTCCATGTAAACGAATATGTAATTCCGGAAGTTGTAAGAAAAGATCCAGAAGTTCCGGAGATAATTAATTATCTGGAGAAAAAAAGAAAAAGCAAACTAGGTCTCTACGCAGATGGTGGTCCAACTTCAGATGAAACTTTAACGCTGCCTTCCAATTCCGGTTCCGGATCTGGAGGTGATGGTTCCAGACAAATACAACTTTTAGAATCTATTTTGGAGGCAGTAGGAATAACTGGAGATATCTACTTTGGATATGAAGCTGAACAAAAACGAAAAGAGGCTGAAAAGAAATTAGACGCTGTAATAGCTAAAGCAAAAATTAAAAAATAACAATGGCAATATTTAATCCAAGTATATTAAGCATTACCTACAGGAAAAATTCTAGTGCAATTCCAAATACGGTAGTAGAATTAACT